AACTCAATTGGTTTCCGCAACAAGGGTATGCGTAATATCAAAGAGTGTGATAAGAAATCCATCTATAGTATTGCTGCCCTAGACGGTAATTGGTTACCGTTTTACGAAAATATACCCAGCTGGAGTAGGATTGAGATTAATCTTGGTTGTCCCAATGTTAGCAACTACACAATGACTTATCCAACACTGAAAAAATTCTGTAACAAGTTTCCAATACTAAGTGTTAAAGTAAATCCGTACATAGAAGCCGATGAAATTGTAAAATTATATGAAAGTGGTGTGAAAACCTTTCATCTAAGTAATACAATACCTAGCGAACGAGGTGGTATCAGTGGGGATCAGTTACGAGAACAAAACCTTAAACAAGTTGAAATTTTTAGCAATCTTAATTTAATTGATACAGGATTAATAGTGGGTGGTGGAATATATAAACCTGATCATGTACGTCAATACAGAGATGCAGGGGCCCTTAACGATTTTTCTCTTAGCACTATTTGGTTTACGCCGTGGCTCGTGCCAGCAGTCATCAAAGAAATTAAAAGAATGGGTCAATGAAATGAGGCGAGGATGCTTGACAGATTGATAAGCTGGGTTTATACTCGTAAGATGTTTGGACCACGTTGTTCTGAATATGAACCAAGCTGTGCCTGTTGTGTGGCTTGGAAATTACACGACGAATTGTTTGGGTTATCAATGGAGAATGAAGAGTGAACAGAGACCAATGTTTAGAACAAGCGCAGCAGTTGATCAACGGAGATCGCAAAAACGATTACGGAGATGCCTACTTAAACCATCAACGGATCGCAGACCTCTGGACCACTTATCTGTCCCAGTCAGCGGATATAGAGTTATCCCCGACCGATGTGGCTGTTATGATGATGCTGCTCAAGATCGCTAGAGTTATGAACCAGCACAAGGACGATAGCTACGTTGACATTTGTGGCTACGCTGCCCTAGCAGCAGAGATGTCTCAAAATGTTAAGTGACCCAGAAATCCTTGTTATAGTCTTGCTTGCTGCGTTGTTACTTATAACTAACTTATGGAGATAGCGTTGGATATGACGTTGGAAAGACAGATAGAACAATTTTATATGGATATGTTGAACATTGACGGCCTCAATGAAGACACCATCGCGTGGTTCAAAGAGATGGCCAAGATCAACAAGCGCACTTTGTCCTATTTTATAATCGCTGCGATGGAAGATTTTCGCAACAGATTAGACCAAGACCCTGACTTTACATTGGAGTTTGGAGAAGAGGAGCAGATACATTGAGCGAGCCAATCAGAATACACCAGCCCTGTCCTGATTGCGGGTCCAGCGATGCTCTGTGCGAGTACGACGACGGTCATACTTACTGTTTCAGTTGTAAAGAATTTCGTATGGAAAATAATATAGAACATATCGACAATTACCAGCAAGACGACAAGGAGTGGTCTGACCGTGGTATCAGCAAGGCGGTCACTAGGTTCTATGATGTTATCGTCAGCGATAATGTCGTAACTTTTCCCTACTACGATAGCGACGGGCTGCGGCAAGCTGCTAAGGCTCGTTCAGTCGGTAAGGTATTCTGTACCAATGGAGACTTCAAAAATTGTACGCTATTTGGTACGCATACACTGAGCAAGACAATCGGGGAGAAATCTTCGACCCTGATTGTGACTGAGGGAGAAGCGGACGCTCTCGCTGCGTTTCAGATGGCGAACGCAATCTCTCACGAGGCCGAGAGCATCGCTAACCGTCCTGCACCTGTTGTCTACGCTCTGTCGATCAAGAGCGGACAGGCGAGCGCAGAGCGGGACTTCAAGAATAATCTCGAACTTTTGGAGACGTTCGATAAGATTTATATCTGTTTCGACAATGAGCCACAGGCACATGATTCAGCTGTGCGCTGTGCCAAGCTACTGAAGCCCGGCAAGGCGTTCATCGTCAGTCTGGACCTGAAGGATGCGTGCGAGTACACAGCGTCTCGCCGTGATAGTATGTTCAGGGCGTGCTTAAAGAACGCAACGTGTTATACCCCCTCGGGGATCAGGAACGCAGCCTCTGACTTCGAGGGCCTCTGGTCTGAGCAGAACCTTGCTAGTATGGACTTCCCGTTCGCTGGTCTTCAGTCAAAGACACTCGGCACCCGAAGTCGAGAGATCGTAACATGGGCAGCTGGCACTGGTGTCGGAAAGTCCAGTCTTCTCAGGGAGTTACAGCACTATTACCTGAAGACGACAGATCAAAACATCGGGATCATTGCCCTCGAAGAGTCAGTTGATAGAACTCGTCGTGGAATCTTGGCTGTCGAAGCAAATGATCGACTGCACCTGAACGAAGTATTCAGTAAGTATTCGAAAGAACAGATTCAGGAATACTTTGATAACACTTTGTCAACTGGACGGGTCTATATCTACGACCATTTTGGTAGTCTTGAGATGGACGACCTACTGGATCGAGTGCGGTATATGGTCCTTGGTCTGGAGTGCAGTACGATCTTCATAGACCATCTGAGTATTCTGGTCAGTGGTCTGGATGTCAGCGACGAGCGAAAAGCTATTGACAGGACGATGACACTTCTGCGACAATTAACTGAAGAGACCGGCTGTGCTATCCATCTTGTCACCCATCTGCGCCGCCTTGGTAGCGACCGTTCTCACGAGGAGGGCGTCGAGGTCAACCTCGGGCATCTTCGTGGATCACATGGTATCGCCCAGATCAGCGACACCGTGATCAGTATGGAGCGAAACACGCAGAGCGATGATCCGATTGAGTGCAATACAACGACGCTCCGGGTTCTCAAGTGTCGCTATACCGGAGATGTTGGGATAGCTGACCGGCTGTTCTATGATAAGTCAACTGGAAGACTGAGTGTACTGGAGGAGGATTTTTAATGGCACGCAAGAAGGAAGAGAGACCTGAGCAGAGGACAAAGGCAAAGCGCCGCCGAAAGCCGAGACCATTTAATCATACGAAAAATTTATCAAAACGATCCCCGTTTTTCGGTATGAGAAAGAAGAAGAGAGGACAAGGATGATGTCAACTGTCGTCATTGACATCGAAACCGACGCCATTGATGCAACGCTGATCCACTGTCTATGCTGTTTGGACCTCGACACTGGAGAGGAGAATACTTTCTTCGGCAGTGCTGCCGTGGACTATATCAAGAAGTTCGATAAAGTCGTCGCGCACAATGGTATCGGATTCGACTTCCCTGTGCTCGCTAGGCTCTGGGGGTTGCACCTTAACTTCGACCAGATCGTTGATACCTATGTGATGTCGATGTTGTTTAACCCTGCGATAGAGAAGGGACATAGCCTGAAGGCATGGGGCCAGCGGCTAGGGCTGTATAAAACTGAGTACGAGGGTGGTTTCGATCAGCTGAGTGACGAGATGGTCGATTATTGTGTCCAAGATGTTCGCGTAGCAGCGAAGTTGTACACGCATCTGGTCGATGCGATGCAGGAGTTCAGCGAACAGTCTATCAGAGACGAGCACAGAATGAAGATCGTAGCTGATCGGGTTAGCCGCACCGGGTTCCGGTTGGACCGAGAGAAGACAAAGACACTCCATAACCGATTGATGCAGGAACAGGACGAGATCGCTGTTGAGTGCGCATCGTTGTTCCCACCGAAGATCAAGGAGAGATACTCGGAGAAGACCGGAAAGCGACTGAAGGATAAGGTCACAGAGTTCAATCCGTCGAGCCGTCAGCAGATAGCCGAGAGATTGATGGAACTCGGGTGGAAGCCTAGAGTATTCACAGAGACAGGACAGGCGAAGGTAGACGAAAGAACGCTGGGCGAGTGCGACCTCGATGTGGCCAAGAAACTGGCTAAATACTTTCTGCTACAGAAACGCACTAGCCAGATCAAGTCTTGGCTCAAACGATGCTCTTCGGACTCTAGGGTTCATTGTCGTTATCGTACTCTGGGTGCCATCACTAACCGCATGAGTTGTGTCGAGCCTAACCTACAGCAAGTCCCGGCTGTTCGCGTAGAGTACGGAAAGGAATGCCGTGAGGTCTGGGTCGCTGATCCGGGGAAGATT